CCGGTGGAACAAAGCGCCAACGTGCAATTGAAGCTGCAATGTGCGGTGCGTTAAGTCTTACCCTTATGAGTGCCATGGAATGGTGCGGGGTACCAACATCAGCATCTGGGTTTATCGGTGGAAGTGTCGGGTTTCTTGGCGTTGAAAAGATAAAAGAAGTAGCAAACATCGTTCTATCCAAAAAGGTTAGCAGTAATGGCGACAATTAAAGAATCCAGAAATGTCAGAGCATTCTTGGACATGCTGGCATTTAGTGAAGGAACGAAAGGCAAAGGTGATGATGGCTATAACAAAGTAGTTGATGGGTTAAATAGCCCTGAGTACTTCTCTGATTATGCTAACCATCCAAACATCCTTGTCACTGTAAACAGTAAAGGGTTGAAGTCTACTGCTGCAGGTCGCTATCAGTTCCTTTCCCGATACTGGGAACACTACAAGAATGAATTATCTCTGCCTGATTTCGGTCCATTATCACAGGATAAGTGGGCACTGCAGTTGATCCGTGAGCGTTGCGCATTCGGTGACATCGTTCGTGGTGATATCGAGAAGGCTATCAGTAAGTGTCGTTCTGTCTGGGCATCACTACCAGGGGCAGGATACGGCCAGCCAGAACACTCAGTTGATATGCTGATTGCTAAGTACATCTTATTTGGTGGAAAGCTCAATGCTAATTGAAACAGTGAAACGCTGGACCATCATTATCTTGCTCATCGTCATTACATTACTTGTATTAGTAATGATGGCCATGCGTGTGGATGCCCAGTCTATGCAGAGCAAGAATGATGTATTAGCACAGCAGAACCAGACACTCATGACTGTTGCCACTGACAATGCCAAACAAGTGAAGCAACTCATCACTGATAATAAAGCGAATGATGTACTGAGTGATCATAGACAACAGGGCAAGACTACTGCCAGAGAGCAGACTAGGAGAAACACATATGTTGTTCACCAGTCATTGTCATCTGAATCATGTTCTACTATGCAGCTGCCTGCTAGTACTCTCAGCGTGCTCAAGCACTCAAGTGATAACACGAACAGAGACGCACTACCTGCTACCGCCAAAGGCGCTGACCCCTGAATGCCATGAACCTACATTCATTGGTAGTACATATGGGGATGCGGTAGAGCACGCGGTGCAGTTACATGGTGCATTCGCTGAATGTCACGTTGAGATTGATGTGTTTAATCAATGGGTTGAACAGCATCAGCATGATAGTGATGCCAACCAGCAGTCAGAAACGCAAGGTACTCCCAAGGGGTAGCCCTATTACGGGTGCGCGGACGCGCGATCATTCACTACTTATGAAAATTTTCTAGGGCAGGTTGTTGTTTATATGTCAGCCACGCAAACGCTCCCACAGCCGGAACCTCACTGGCTCAACAAAACGGAGATGGCTGCAAGCTTAGGGATAAGCGTTCAAGCCTTTGATAAGTGGGGCGTTAAACCAGTCGCAAAGATTGGCAGATCAGTTTATTACGACTGCAGATCTGTCGTGGCAAATCGAGTTGAAAACGAACAGCAAAAACAACAACCCATGGATGATGAAGAGGTTGATCCAAGTAAACTTGAGTATCAACGGTATCGGCTGACCAAAGAGCAGGCTGATGCCCAAGAGTTAAAGAACCAAAAAGAACGTGGTGAGGTAGTTGAGACAGCATTTGCCACTTTTACCTTGTCGCGAATTGCGGCTCAGATCGGAAGCATTCTGGACTCTGTTCCTTTAAATATGCGCCGGAAGTTTCCTGAGCTATCAACAAAGCACATCGAGCACCTCAAACGGGAAATCGTCAAAGCCCAGAACATTGCTGCTGGTCTCGATGAGATGATCCCGGAGTTGTTGGATGAGTATCTCGCCGATTCAAGCTGATAATTCAAGATCAGCTATTCGACGAGGTTTATCTGCATTACACCGTCCTCGACCAGTTACACCGGTTGAATGGATGAATGAAAATTACTATCTCCCAGTTGAATCATCTTACCAGGAAGGTAAGTGGGAGACGCTGCCATTCCAGACAGCAATCATCAACAGCATGGGCAATGAAGACATCAGGGAAATCAACCTGCTCAAGTCTGCTCGTGTTGGCTACTCAAAAATGTTGCTCGGTGTCACTGCATTTCTCATCGAGCATAAAAAACGAAACGGATTATTGTTTCAGCCCACGGATGGTGACGCTGAAAACTTTATGAAAGCTCATGTTGAGCCTGTTATCCGTGACGTTCCGCTGCTCCTACAGCTCGCCCCATGGTACGGGCGAAAACACCGCGATAACACTCTTAGCATGAAGCGCTTCAGTAACGGGCGCGGGCTGTGGGTTTTAGGTGGTAAAGCCGCAAAGAACTACCGTGAAAAGTCGGTGGACTTTGTTATCTATGATGAGCTTGCCGCCTTTGATCCTGATGTTGAAAAAGAGGGTTCACCGACATTCCTTGGTGATAAACGTATTGAAGGATCAACGTGGCCAAAATCAATACGTGGTTCGACACCAAAGATTGCTGGCCAGTGTCAGATAGAACGTGCGGCCAGTGAATCACCGCATCTGTTTCGATTTCATGTGAAGTGTCCTCACTGTGGTGAAGAACAGCACTTGAAGTGGGGCGGTCCTGATTGCGCGTTTGGTATTAAGTGGGATGGCAATGATGCCAAAACCGCTTACTACCTTTGTGAACACAATGGATGTGTAATCAAACAATCAGAGCTTGATCAGTCTGATGGTCGATGGATTTGTGAAAAAACAGGCATGGTGACCAAGGATGGTTACGATTTCTTTGATGCTGAAGGGAATACAGCAGATACACCAGATTCAGTGACATGGCATATATGGACAGCTTACTCGCCATTCACTACATGGGTTCAGATTGTTAAGGACTTTCTGAAAGCCAAGGATGACCCCGGCAAATTAAAAACATTCGTGAACACCACCCTCGGTGAAACGTGGGAAGAAGAAACCGGCGAGAAGCTTGAATGGGAAGCGATAGCCGGACGAAAAGAAGTTTATAAAGCTGAAGTGCCAGCACGGGCGCTTTATTTAACAGCTGGCGTAGATACCCAAGATGACCGGTTTGAATATGAAATCACTGGCTGGGGTGCTGGTGAAGAATCATGGGTCATCGAGTACGGGCGATTGTTTGGTGACTTATCCAGACAAGATATCTGGAACACACTCGAAGAGCGGCTCACCCGCTCATTCGTCAGGGAAGACGGAATCCATCTTGATATCCGGATTGGCTGCATCGACTCGGGTGGCCACTACACGGATGAGGTTTACACGTTTTGTAAGAAGTCACCGCAACGGTGGATCCCTGTAAAAGGGGCGAGCACATACGGTAAGCCGGTTGCTAACTTCCCACGAAAGCGAACCCGCAAAGGTGTGTATCTGACGGAAGTCGGTACCGATAACGCGAAGGATATTATTTATCCTCGGTTGTCCATGGTACCAATTGGTATGGAACAACCGTATCCAGGATATCGGCACCACCCTGTCGCAGAGTGGGCCGATGATATGTATTTCAAAGGGCTCACCGCTGAACGTAAGCGAGTTGAGTTCGTCAAAGGTCGTCGCGTTTATCGTTGGGTTTGCCCGAACGGTATCCGCAACGAACCAACAGACTGTGCAGTTTATTCGCTCGCAGCCATCAGGATCGGAGTTCAGCACTTCGGCTTCAATCTCAATCAAGTAATCAGAATCGAGAAACCTATCATTCAGGAGGCTCCGGTTCAGGCACATCAATCATCCGGTCAGTCATCCAGCTGGCTTGGAGTCAGTAAAGGGGGCTGGTTATGACCGAACAAGAAATCAGAGACATGATCAGCAGCTACGTTGAAGCTGAAAAAGATCTGTTAGCCGGTAAAAACGTGATGTGGGGTAATCGCTTGTTGCAGAAAGAAAACCTCGCAGAAATCCGCAAAGGCCGCCAAGAGTGGGAACAGCGCCTTTCAAACCTGCGTAATGCAGGACGACCAACACATTCATTAGCCTCATTCTGACAGGACTGATATGAACTTACTGTTTAGCCTGATTGAACGGTTTGAAAATACCATGTCAGCCGTTGCGCCTGGTTGGGTTGCGAATCGGAAATATCAGCGGATGCTGATCAATGCTTATGAAGCAGCAAACCCAAGCCGCACACATAAAGCAACCAGAGAATACCGTTCTGCGAATAACGCTGTATTTGCTGCAGGTAAATCGCTACGCGAACAAGCCCGATGGTTAGACGAAAATCACGATATCGTGATTGGCTTGCTCGACAAAATGGAAGAACGCATTGTCGGGGCAAAAGGAATTCAGATTGAACCACAGCCACTAAACATGGATGGTTCAATCAATACTGCATTAGCTAAAGAGCTAAGAGCTCGATATAGCAAGTGGTCAGTTAAACCAGAAACAACAGGAACATTTACCAGACCACAAATGGAGCGGCTGGTTGCCAGATCATGGCTTCGTGATGGGGATGTATTCGGTAAGTTTATTCGTGGCACCATACCGAACTATAAACATCTGACAGAATCTCCATTTGCAGTTGAAGTGCTTGAAGCTGATTTTATTCCATTTGATTTTGATGATTCTGGCAAGAACATTGTTCAAGGAATAACACTCAATACATGGCGTAGACCTGTTGCTTATAACGTGCTCTACAATCACCCCGGTGATGCCACAGGTATTCAGTTCAAAACAAAATCCATCCCCGCTGCGGACATGACTCATCTTGCACTGCGCAAACGACTTCACCAAGTCCGTGGGATCAGTCTATTACATGGGATCATCACTCGTTTATCTGACCTGAAGGATGTCGAAGAAGCAGAACGTGTTGCTGCTCGTATTTCAGCTTGCTTGGCTTTCTACATCAAAAAGGGAAATCCAGACAGTTACGTTAACCCTGATACACCAAACCCAACTCAAAGAACATTTGATATTGCACCAGGCATGACGTTTGACAATCTTCGCCCTGGTGAAGAAGTTGGAACTATTCAAAGCAATCGACCTAACACACAACTGAATGTATGGCGAGCTGGACAACTGCGGTCTGCAGCTGCAGGAACGCGTGGCCAATACTCATCCATCGGTCGGGATTATGACGGAACTTATTCAGCCCAACGCCAAGAGCTGGTGGAAGGTTTCGAAGGGTTTGCAGTTCTGCAAGATGAATTCGTTGGCATGTGGGCGCGTCCTATTTATCGGGAATGGTTAGCCATGGAGCTGTTGACTGACTTAGTTATTCCTCCTGAGGTTGATCAATCAACACTATTCGATGCTGTTTATCTCGGTCCTGTTATGCCATGGATTGACCCAGCCAAAGAATCTGATGGCTGGAAAACACAAATCCGTGGTGGTTCAGCAACAGAAACAGAGTGGATCCGCGCTCGTGGTCGTAACCCTGATGAGGTGAAACGCCAACGAGCTGAAGAAATTAAATTTAACAAAGAAAACGGGATCATCACTGATACCGACCCTGCCAACGATTCCGGAGTAAATGCGAATGAATCAGGCTCAAACACTAATGGCCAAACTGCTAACCAATCCGAAAGCATCGGTGGCAGGACAAGAACCAGATAATAAAAGCTGGTTTTCTATCAATGCTGCTGCGAACGGTAAGCCTGTTGAAATCTTCATTTACGACATGATCGGATATTGGGGAATTTCAGCTAAATCATTTTTAGACGAAGCGAAAGACAAAGGCGTTTTCACTGCCAAAAGCATTGATCTTCGCATCCATTCACCTGGTGGTGATGTGTTTGATGGGTTAGCTATCTACAACTCATTAGGCCGCCTGTCTGCAAGCATCCGGATTTTTGTCGATGGCATTGCCGCCAGTATGGCATCAGTTCTGGTGTGCTTACCGAACGCAAAAGTATACATGCCAGAAAATGCATGGCTCATGGTTCATAAACCATGGGGTGGTGTCGCAGGGAATGCGAATGACATGCGTGAATATGCTGATTTTCTCGATCGTAACGAAGCCATGATCTTGGCTGCTTACGAGAAGAAAACCGGAAAAACTCGTGAAGAGTTATCTGCTTACGTTAACGCAGAAACATGGATTGATGGCGCTCAGGCTGTAGAGCTTGGGTTTGCCGATTACCTTGAAGCGCCCTTGCAGGCTGCTGCATCTATTAATCAAAACCGTATGAAGGAGTTCACTCAAATGCCTAAAGCATTAAAAGAACTGATCGCCCCTAAAGGCACAGCACCACAGCCTGCAGCACCTGCACCACAAGCAGCTGCGCCGGCTGCACAACCACCACAAGCTGATGAAGCTGCAATCCGCGCACAATTAGTGCGTGAAGAACAGACTCGTCGAAATGATATCTCTGACTTGTTTGCCTTAACTGGTGACCGTTTCCCAGAACTGAAAGCACAATGCTTGGAAGATATGGGCATTACAGCGGCGATGGCAAAAGAAAAAATCAAAGCTGAAATTGGCAAAGGCACACAGCCTGCTCATATTCCAGCAGCAAACCTTCGAGCTGACAACGGCAACATCGTCGGTGACTCTGTTCGTGCGGCTATCCTTGCTCGAGCTAAGTTGGGCAACTTTGAAACAGATAATGCTTACAACCATATGAGCCTGCGTGAAGTGGCACGAGCATCACTGGTTGATCGCGGGATTGGCGTTTCAAGTCTGAATCCAATGCAAATGGTTGGTCTGGCATTTACCCACACCAGTTCTGACTTCGGTACCATCCTGTTGGATGTTGCACACAAAGCCATGCTGCAGGGCTGGGACAATGCAGAAGAAACCTTCGATAAATGGACCCGTAAAGGTGAACTGACTGACTTTAAAGTTGCCAACCGTGTTGGTTTAGGTGAGTTCTCATCACTGCGTCAAGTTCGCGAAGGTGCTGAATACAAGCACATCACTGTTGGCCAACGTGGTGAACAGATCATGCTGGCAACTTATGGCGAGATGTTCACTATCACTCGTCAGGCAATCATCAATGATGATCTGTTCGCGCTGACTGATATCCCTAGCAAAATGGGTATGGCAGCAAGAGGGACCATCGGTGATCTGGTCTATGCCGTGTTAGTTGCTAATCCAACCATGAAAACTGACAGCAAAGCATTGTTCCATACTGATCATAAAAACTTGATTACTGGCGCAATGAGCATCGATTCACTGGATGCAGGTCGTAAAGCAATGCGCACTCAGAAAGCGAGTGGCGACAAAGGCCGCACACTGAACATCCGCCCTGCATACGTTCTGACGCCAATTGCACTGGAATCAAAAACACGTCAATTGATAAACTCAACTTCAGTGCCAGGCACTGACACCAATAGCGGTATCAGCAACCCGCTGCAAGGATTCGCTGAAGTCATTGGCGAACCACGTCTGGATGATACCTCCGCAATTGAATGGTATCTGGCTGCAGGTCAGGGCTCAGACACCATCGAAGTTGCATATCTGAATGGTGTTGATACGCCATACATGGAACAGCAGCAGGGCTTCACAACTGATGGTGTTGCAACAAAAGTCCGCATCGATGCAGGCGTTGCACCGATGGACTTCCGTGGTCTGGTCAAATCAACTGGCGCAGCATAAGCGGCGTAATTTTTGGCGGGCTATTGCCTGCCTGTCTCTTCACTTAATCGAGATAAAGATATGGCAAAGAATTATGTTTGTGACGGCAACGCAATGCCGTTTATTGCACCAGCTGGTGGCGTTGTATCCGGTACTCCAGTAGTAATCGTCTCACTGTTAGTTGTTCCATTGGAAGATGCTGCAGAAGGCGCAGAATTCACTGGTGCATTATCAGGGGTTTTTGAACTTCCATGCGCAACAGGATTAACGACAGGTACTGAAGCAATGTGGAGTGCTAGCGCACTTGCAGCGCTTGGTGTTGATGACCCTGCTCATGTGGTTCTGGTGACTGATGAATCTGGCGGCTATGCCTACGCGAAGCTGAAAAACTAACTGATGGAGAGGGGCGCAGCCCCTCATGTTGGCTATGTCAAAATTCAATAATGTGTTTAGTTCTGCAGCTAGAAAGCTGTTGAGTACATTCGGTGAGGAATCACCAGCCACATACCAAGTCAAAGATGGTGGCAGCATTACATTGACAGTGGCCATTGATCGGGATGTGAAAGATTCTGAAAGCATTGGCACCTTCGTGAACTTGGTAACCACGATTTCATGGATGAATGAAGATCTATCAACCCACAGCAAGAAAGACAGCATCACGCTCGCAACGGGTGAAACATTCAATCTGAATAAGTTGATTGAAAATGATGGTGTTATTGTCACATATCAGGTGCTAAAAGCATGATTGAACAGGTCGGCATCGATGAAGCTAAACAGGCCTTTGCAGAGTTACCTGCAAACCTGAAAGCAGCGATGATCAAAACTATCAACGCTGTAGTGCCGAATGTTCGTGAATTAGCAATCGAACGAATCACCGGTCAGGTAGCTCTGACAAAAGCATACGTTAAAGGCCGGTTGTATGTTTCTCAGCGAGCAAACAACACAGACCCGACTGCAGTCATCTCTGGACGTGTCCGTTCTACGCAGTTGAGACGCTACCAAGGGACACAGCTTTACACTACTGCCAAGCTACCAGGGAAGAAAAGACTGGCAGGAACATCAGTCAAAGTGAAGACAGGGAAAGCACCAAGTGTTCTGAAGCATACTTGGATCATCAAACTGAAGCATGGTGAAACAGATGCGACTGCAGGTCTGACAATGGGTATTGCTGAGCGTACAGGGAAAGGGCGCAATGCATACAAGATCTTGTATGGTCCATCTGTTGACCAGGTCTGGCGCGGCGTGAAGGATGAAATCACACCAGACGTTGAGCTGATGCTGGCGGATGAATGGCGTAGACAGATGAGGGGATTAGTTTGAAAAGTAAAATCACTCTCTACGAGAACAACCTGATTGAGAAGTTGAGAACGATCGACGGGGCTGGTGCTGAGATTGGTTTCCTCGCACAGTATGTTGATGGTGAAGAGCTTGAAACATTCCCGTTCTTTGCCTTACAGCCATCTAAAGAAACAAGTTCTAGCCGTTCTAATCAAACATTCACTGCAACACAAAATTATGACTTGGTTGTTGCGGTAAAAGCGGGTGATGGCCAATCAGAACGATTGGCTGATGCTTTGTTTGATCTGCGATCAACGTTATTCAAAGGCGTATTAATGCCTCACCTTGGTGAAGAAAGAACTGATGGAAAATTCGATGTTGATGATGCTGAGTTCTTTGTTCCGGAAGGATTTGAACAGTTTTACTGTGCTTTGCTGCCAGTGACTATTCAGTACACTGATAAGTTTTGACTGCTAAACCAATTCAATCTAACCCGGCTAATGCCGGGTTTTTTGTTTGTAACACTCGTCTTTAAGGAGACAAGATATGGGTAAATTTGTAGATAACGGCCTGCTGTTGGCCGGCGATGTCTTCATTGCTGAAATTTTGGCTGGTGGCGCTTTAGGTCCGTTAACTGGCCCAATCAACGTCACCAAGCTGGAAGCGACTCCACCAACCGTGGATGAGAAAACCCGCATCAGTAACAAGAAATCAAGCTTTGGTCAGGCGCTGGATTCAGTATCAGTTCCGAAAGATCCAGCGAAACTTGCGATTTCTTGGGATACCGCAACCAAGTCATTACTGGCTGATGCCGTGGGCGGTACCTCTGCGGATTACACCAAAGAAATTCAAACCCTGACTGATGTTGCAGTAACACTGTCAGAAGATGGATTTGTTCAGATTGGTTATCAGGACATTATCACTACCGGTTTCACGGTTGAAAAAGCATCTGATAGTACTCCGTTAGTGGAAGGAACTGATTACGAAGTAAATCTGGATTTAGGCCTGATTAAAGCTCTGACCACAGAAGCCGCTATTGCTGTATTGATTAATGGTACCACTGCAGCTGTAACTGGCACCCGCATTGCTGGCGCGTCTGAAATCACCAAACCACGTTTCATCATGGTTGATGGTGTGAACCTCGCAACCAGCGAAAAAGTGAAAGTGACTTTCTATCAGATCACCTTCTCTGCAACTGGTGCAACTGACCTGATGTCTGGTGAGTTCGTGGCTGGTGAACTGGAAGGAACGCTGGTTACTCCATCTGGCAAAGATGCGCCATGGGAAATTATCTCGCTTGATGCTTAATTTTCTTTCCCTGTGTTTTTAGGCGCTTCGGCGCCTTTTCTTTTTCCCCTCTGATGAGTGAGTTTTATGGCTAAGTCGAATCAGACTGACATTCAGTTACGCATTACTGCGGCAATCGATGGACTTGTTGAAATCAGCAAGTTGATCACTGAAGTAGATAAGCTGGGTGGACAGACTGACGAATCAAGCGTTGAAGTTGAAAAACTGGTATCCGAGCTTGATCAGCTTCGCCAGCAAGACTCATTGATCAATCAATTCCGTTCATTGAAAACCAGTACAGCTGAATTAAGTAATGTACTTGGTGACGCACGAACAAGAGCAACAGAACTCGGGAAAGGCGTTGCTGATTCAAAATCTCAGCTGGCATCAACAAACGCTGAATATAAGAACAGTAAATCAGTTACTGAACAGCTATCTAATGAATGGTTGCAGGCAAAAGCAAAGGTTGAGCTGTTAACCAAAGCTATCCAAGAAAGTAACGCTCCAACCCGTGAACAACGCACAGAATTAAAAGCCGCCAAGGATGAAGCGAAAGACCTTGGCAAGCAGTACAACGCATCCTCAAAAGAAACGGCTGCACTGGATAAGGCGCTTTCAAAAACTGAATCATCACTGAAACAGCAGACGAAAGAATTCAACGCAGCCAGAACGACTGTCAACAAGCTTGCTGATCAGTATTTAAAGCAAAGTGGTACCCTGAATACACTGCGTGTTTCACTGCAGGAGTCTGGTGTTAATGCGAAGTATCTTTCATCAGAACAGAAGAACCTGAAATCAACCACAGCTCAGGTTGAGAAAGAAGTCAGCGACTTGGCAACCAGACTGCGCGAACAGGCGCAGATGTATAAGTATGTCAGTGAAAATGCAGACCTGAGTGGTCGTGAATTACTGCAGTACAGTGCAGCAGCCAAGCAAGCGAAAACAAATACTTCTGAATTAAACAACCATGTCACGGCCGGCAGTAGCGGATTCGTCTCATTTGCCCGTAATGTTATGGCCACAGCTGCAGCATTCTTTACGCTGAATAAAGCGAAAGATGTGCTGGTTGATGTGGTTAAAACCGGATCTGAAATTGACGTTCTGACAAAGACAGCAGAACGAGCAGGACTTAGCTTCGAGCAGCTGAATAACTTTGCCGGCCAAACACCATTACAGATCCAAGATGTAATGGATGCAGCAATCACAGCCAAAAACTTTGGCATAGATCCAATGACTGGTGCATTGCAGGCTGCAACTGATGCAGCGTATGCCCAGGGGAAAGGCGCGGAAGGTGTTCAACGGATAATCCTCGCGCTCGGTCAGGCGTACAGCAAAGAGAAACTGCAACAGGAAGAAGTGCTGCAACTGGTGGAGGCTGGCGTACCTGCTTGGCAGCTGCTGGCTGATGCCACTGGTAAATCAGTTCCTGAGCTACAAAAACTGTCATCAGCAGGCGCATTAGGTCGCAAAGAGATTGAATTGCTCATCGAAGCGATGGGCACTGAATATGCTGGCGCAGCACAGCAGGTAATGGATTCATCGAAAGGGATTGCATCTAATTGGGAAGATGAATTTACCAGAGCAAAAGATGCGGTCGCAAATTCTGGACTGATGGATTTTGTAAATGAGCAGTTGAAAGAATCGATTGCTTACATGAAACAAATCCGTGAAGACGGGACGTTAAAGGAATGGGGTAAATCTGTTACCGAAACACTCAGAACTATATCTGAGAAAACAAAAGCAGGCATTTCCGAGTTAGTTGAATATCAGGGTGCAATAAAAGCTGCAGCTAAAGCTTGGATAGCATTCAAAGCTTTATCAATCGCTAATGATTTTGTCTCTATTGGAAGTAAAGCAAAAAAAATGGGCGAGGAGGTAAAAGCTGCCTCTGATAAAGCAATATTGCTCAATGCTTTTACACCACCATTGAACAAAGCAGTAAATGGATTTAATGAGTTAATAAAAAAAATCCCTTTATTAAGGCTGATGACCACACCAATAGGTGGGTTAATAACCATTACAGCTGCGCTTGGTAAAACAGTATGGGATGTAACGCAAAGTTACGCCATGTTGACCGAAGGGCAAAAAATAAGGGAACAGGTTGCTGAACGCGAACGGCAACAAAATGCAGCATTAATTCAGCAGGGCGCAGAATTAAAAGCCAACAATGCTGAATATGCGGATATGCAGCTTCAATCTGCAGAAGCTGTATCTAAAATGAGTGCTGAGGAAAAAGCCAGATATGAAGCTGCTTTAGATGGACATAAAGAATATTTAGCTGGAGTACTGAACGAAAATGCTGCGCTTGAAAATGCAGGTCTTCTGACCAAAGAACAAAAAGCACAAACACAAGCGGCATTAGCTTCAATGCGCCAGGCATATGCTGATTTCGCAGCGGGAGAGCAGCAAGCACTAGCACTGGCTAGTAAATCGATCGATGATTATGTTCTTGATGTCAAATCTGCACAGGATCAGGCAACTGCACTGGCGAACAGTGATTTAAGCCAGGTATTTAAAGATGCTGGTCTCGATTTCGAACAGGTTTCTGGTGGGATCAGCAATGCGGTAAATCAATATGTCACTGGCTTGCAAAAGATGGAACAGTCAACCAGTGTGAATAGTGCAGCCATCTCTGCTTATTTAGATAAAGCATTCGATAGCACAAAGAATAAATCTGAAATTGATGCGCTGGTGGACCACCTTGACGTATTAGCATCACAAGGAAAAATCGTTGGCGATGATCTCGTCAATGCTTATGGACAGGCCGCAGCGAAAGCTGGGGAACTAGCTAAAAATGATGTTGCGTTTTATCAGACGCAGATCGATTTACTGCAAAAACAAAAGGCTGCTGCTCAGCAAGCATATGACACGACGCATCTTGAAAAGTACAAAGATGCCATTGGACAGATTGACCAGCAATTAGAAAAACTCACGGAACGGCAGAAGAAAAATAAAGATAGCGCAAATGAACTTGAACAAGCTTATTCAGATTTAGGCCTCAAAAGTTCTGACAAGCTTGAAGAACTCGCCACCAAGTCAAAAAATGCTTTCGATAAAATTCAGCTATCAGGCTCCGCATCTCTCTCTCAAGTAAAAGAGGCGTTTCTTGCGTATGCAAAGGCAGAGATAGAAGCAGCCAATGCATCCGGGAGAATGCCATCTGCGATGTTGCAAAGTCAGGCTGCAGCACTTGGCCTTGGGTCCGAGCTTGATGCATTAACCACTCGTCTGACAAATGTTGGTGGAGAATCGGTTGTTGTGGCAAGTGCGATGAATCAGATGGGGGATGCAGCCGGTCAAGCCAGTAAAAAAATCCAGGCAGCGAGTGATGCAACACAAGGGTTTGCGAAACAAGGACACTGGATGTCGATGTTGGTACCTCAGCTGGCAGCAGAAACCATTGATATGGGGAAGGCGTCAGAATATGCAGGAATGACGACTAAGCAGCTGACTGAGGAAATCGCTAAACAATCTGAGGAATATCAACGTACATTACAGCTGACTCAGGATTTAGCGAAAGAAAGAGCGGTTCCAACCGGTGATTGGCTATACAGCATCGAAGCTGAAACCAATGCAACAAAAAAATATTATCTCGAACTGGCGAAAACAACGCTTCAGCTGAAGAACTTACAAGAAAAACTAGCAAGTAAACCATCAGAAACATTAATCCAAAGTGCAGAACGAGCGCTTTCAACACATAAGGAACTTGGTGAAGAAAACTTATCCGGTCTGAAATCTGCGATTGATGCAGCTAAGCAGAAAATGGATTCCCTGAACAGCTCAGCTAAATCAACACTGGATAGTCTGAAAGACCAGTGGGACCAGCTCAATGGCAATGAGTTTGCGCAAGAAAGTCGTCGTTATGCAACTGAAACCGCTGACTTAGAAAAGCAGTTGTCTGAAGCCAGAGCAGCC